CACCACCAGTTTTTGCGGGAGTCGCAGGAATTATTGGTCTATGGATTGGCTTTACAGTACTAACAAAAATAATATCCTAGGAGGAAAATTATGAATACAGAACAAATTAAGGCACTGCTTGCATCATACGGAAGATCAGTTCTTGCATCAGGCCTTGCACTATACATGGCAGGCGTGACAGATCCAAAGGATCTATGGACAGCACTCGTTGCTGCAATAGCACCTGTTGCAATTAGAGCAATCAATCCTAACGACAAAGCTTTTGGTATCTTGCCAGATGCTAAAGAGGTAGAGGCTGCTCTAAAGACTGCTAAGGCACCTGTAAAGAAGGCTGCTAAGAAAGCTGCAAAGTAGTAGTTGCTTATAGGGGGGTCAGTCCACAACTGGGCTGGCCCTCTTTCTGCTATAATTAAAATATATGTCAAAAACAGCTCTGATAATGTGTACTTATGTAAGGTTTGAAAACCTTAAGATTACTTTGAGCTGCATAAAAAGACAAACCAACCAAGACTTTAATTTTTATATAATTGATAACTCTAACAGACATGAGAAATTATTAAAGCATCTTGAAAAATATGGCAACGGTATAGATGTAACTGTACATAACTACGAGAATGAATTTAAACAATTTAGTAGATTCCTATTAGCAAGAGATTTAGCTGAACAAGGATATGAAAAGATAATCTTTATTGATGATGATGAGATTCTTTCAGATACATTTATACAAGATTGCCATGATCAATATGAGCCTAATAAAGTAAAAAGCTTTTGGGCCCACATGATTGAGAAGATTTATAATAGTAAGGTTAAGTTGGAGCAAGGTGAGTGTGGCAATTATGCAGGAACGGGTGGATTGATATGTCACTCAAGCCTATTTCTTAATGATGACTTTTTTGATTGCCCAGAAGAGTACTGGATTATTGATGACCTGTGGTTATCTTTTTATATATTAAAGAATACAAACCTTAAAATTCAGGAACTTAAAACAAACATTGAATTTATTAGAGATAGTAAGGCAACATTTATGACCCTTGGCAACTTAAAGCAAGAGTTCTCAGAAGAGTTTATTATTCCAGTGTCAAAGGTTTTGGGGCTAAAGCTCTAGCAAGTCCTGATATTTTTGGTATAAGGTTTCATTAGAGAAATTATTAATACCTATATCAAAAGCTTTACTTTTATTTAGAAAAATATCACTATCATAATAATCATCAACTAACTTAGCAAGCATCTTAGCATCACCTTCATATACATCAAGCATAGTGCGAGTCATTAGCCTATCAATCTTCTTAGAGTCTACAAGCCATTGCTCTGGAAGTATGCTGTTGTTGGGAGATATATTGGTCATAAAAACGGGTAGAGAGGCCAATAGAGCCTCGTTCATAGGCAAACACAACCCTGCATATCTCCTAGGCAAGATCATAGCGTCATAGCCCTCATAAAGGCTTTCTCGTGTTTCTGGATTAGAGGTATCAATAGTCAATCTTGGATCATCACATTTTATATCTAGTGGGGTTTGACTTTTAATTACCAGCTCATAATCAGCCTTAGAATAATTAAGCATCTCAATAACTGTATTAGTTCCATTCCTATCCTTTACTGCTGCCTTGCCACCAATATGTAATATTTTTTTATGTGTTTTTGATATGTTAATATTTTTTGCATTTAAAAATAAATCAACACTTGTTGGAGGTGGAAGGTGTATGACCTTTGCTCTATCGCTAAACTTCTTTACAACATCTTCAAAGTTCCATAGGCTAGGGGAAACTAATATGTCTGGCAGTTCAACATCTGGGTTTACTAAATAGTCTAAGAATTCATAGTTGTATTGAAGAATAGTTTTAACTTTTCTTTTCTTTGCCATAGTAATAAATGAGTTATGATAAAAGATTTCACAGCTAATTACTACATCTAAGCCATCCAAGAATTTGGATACCTCTTCTTTGGAGGCCATGCCATACTTAGTTGTTGTAACATTGTATTCAGAATACCACTCTGGGTGTTGCTCGTTGCCATTAAAATGTGAGGAATCAATAAGAAGAATCTTAGTAGGATTAAGCATTTTAACTAATTCTCTAGTTTGATTACCTAGCCCAGTATTATCAGATCTTGCAATGATTCCTAATCTCACAAGTCCATCTCTCTGTAAAGCTGTCTTAATCCTTTTAGTGTTCCAATATCCATATACTTACCGCCAGGTTTTACTGCTCTTATGTTTCTGCCGTCTAAGATCCAGTCCTTTATTTGTTTTCCTGGATGCTCCAGTTCTGGATCTAAATATCTAATCATGTTCTTTCTAAACATCATGGTCCCCCACATATCTGGATAGTCACAATTTTCTGTTTTATCTTCAGAACCAATGACCTTATCTCCAGAAAGTAATACCTGTCCAACACGACCCTTTATATCATTACTACATTCCCAAACACCTAAAACTAAATCAGCATTTGTTTGCTTCATCATTTCTTTATAAATATTTACGGGTGAGTTCAAGATATAAGTATCTGGCATTCCAACAAGAACGGTATCATTTTGTTCACCAACCATAAACTTGACGGCATCTGACATTGTTGATGGTTCCCGCACAATTAACTTAACATTCATATCCATGTTTTGTATAATAGGAACCCATTCAGCCCTAGTTGATATACGAACTTCATCACATACTTCTAACATTTGCTCTACATGCCACTGAAGTAATGATCTCTCATCAGAGATAGGCAAACAGAACTTTGGTATGCCACCAATCCTTGATGCTTTTCCAGATGCTGGTAAAATTCCTATTGTTTGCATTATATTAAACCATAGTTTCTCTTTAGGGTTGCTATATCATTTACTGGCCAATAGTCTAAAGATTTTGTAGGATCGTTAAATGGATGCTTATACTCTCCCCAACCCTCTCTTGTTCTATCTCCGCCCCACTTAGACTTAAAGTAATCATGAACACCGTCAATATTAATCTTTAGTCCGTCTATTGTTGCTCCACCATCTACTTGACATGTCACATCAACCTCTGCTGAAGGAGAATTAATTCTCATAACATAGCTTATTGGTGTGTTGGAGTGTACAAATTGATTACGCCAAGATACTACAAGATCTGATTCAGTATTAGTTATAAACTGCTCTTCAAGCAACCTGCACCTGTGATCCCAATCGCAGTCGTCAAAGTTATAGGGATAAAAGTTTTCATCAAAATATCCAATTGCTCCAACCAACTTTTTGTTTATTCCAGCAAGATGCCACCCATGTTGTGTTCTAAACATCAGTCCATTAAAATCTTGCAACATATCAACAATATGAGAAAAAGGTTTATTAAATAGCATTGATGATGAAACAAAAAATGTCCAGTCATGGTTCTTTTTTAATCCTATGTTCCATGCTCTTGACAATCCAATATTTTCTGACTGATACTCTACTTGAAAACCATATTTCTTTTCAAAGATTTCACACTCTCTGTTACCACTGTTATCTATAAGCAAAACATTCTTATCTCGTATAGACTCCATACAATTGTATATTCTTTCTGTTACCCTGTAAATAGGTATACAAATTAAATAATCAATGTTAGTATCTGTGTCCATAAATATATCCTCCTCGTTCTGGGCTTCCTAAAATTTCTAATCCAAACTGTTTAGACAGCTTTTCAACCATGATTCCAAACCTACCGTCAAAAGATTTATCAAACTCAAGTGTAATATATTTAATCTTTGCAAGTGTTTCAGGTGGTGTATTAATTATAAGATCAAACTCAGCACCTTCAATATCTATTTTTGCAACATCTATCTCATCAATGCTGTATAAGTCAATAAAGTTTTGAATTGTTATTGCTAAAACTTCTACAGACTCAGCGTATGATCCATCAATGATGCTGCTGTTTCCACCCTGATTGGTAATAAAGACAGTCTTTTTTTCATGCCAGATAGCATTATTTATAACTGTAATATTTTCTGTTGGATTGTTTTTAATATTTTCTTTTAACAATGAAAGATTGTTTGGCTCTGGCTCAACAGAGTAAACTTTTATCTTATTGCCTTCATCTCTAACCTTGTTAAAGTTGTCTACATATAGACTAACAGATCCAATGTTTGCTCCAATATCAAGAAAAACTCCATTATCTTTAAATTGATGCTCATGTAGTCTATAAACATTTTCATTCCATGTCTCATCAACTACCTTATAGTCTAGGTTATGATCATTGCTTGGATCATCTAGCAACTCTCTAATTGTAAAGGAGTAGTTTTCATTTATTGTTTTATGATTCATACTGATATCTCTTTTAGTATGTGTTGCCATCTATGCTTGTATGTATATTTACTCTTAACTAACTTGTGTCCTGCTAATCTAATTTGTTCACGTTCATCATCATGCTCAATGTAGTAATCAATTAACTCTTGAAGTTGTTTAAAATTACCGTACTCATAGAATACAACATGCTCTTTATCTTTAAACTCATTCTCTAAACCTTTGATGTATGGATGTATTAAAAATCCACCACGACCCAATGTTTCATATATTCTGTCTGACCAGTAGTCAGGGTATTTAAAATCAATGCACAAGGTATCACCAACAACTACTTTTGTAGACCAGTAAAGCTTATTAAGGTCTAGTCCTCTTACATATTTAACTCCACCGTTGCCGTAGTGCTCAAACCTATTACCATAGGTTACGTCTAACCAATTAATTAATTTTGAACGGTATGGCCATTCAGGATGATATTTGCTACTACCAACAAATATAACATCATGCTTCTTGGTAACATCTCTAATCATACATTCAGGACCAAAGACACCAGCAGGAATGTAATGTCCTTTTACGGCGGTATTGTTATTAAACCAATCAGCCATCTTCTTATCAACAGTAAAGAAGTGATCAATCATCTTATATACAGGAAATGATTCAAGATCTTTCTCTCTTTGCAGACCAAACCACAGGTCAAGGTGGTATGTCATGCTTGGAATAGATAAGGTTTTTAATGTTTCAAGAAGCTTTTCCATAGTTATTTTACCTGGAGTATTCCATCCATGTGTATGTATCCAGATAAACAAATCGCTATTTACGCATGCAGATAATATATCTTGTGACTTAGCATCAGACTCTTGTAGTCTAATTACATTGTGTCCTAGTTCTTCTAGTGAGTTTGCATGGTGAGATTCGCTTGTGTAATCAACACGAAAATTACCTAAAAAAACTATATTCAACAAATTCCCCCATTGTATTGTAAAACAATTGTATCACAAGGCGTACCTATAAAGAGATTTGAACTCCTGACCTAACGGGTAGAAACCGTCCGCTCTTCCGCTGAGCTATATAGGTTTGGTGCGCTGTGTAGGACTTGAACCTACGACGACCAAATTATGAGTTTGGGGCTCTGACCAACTGAGCTAACAGCGCCAAACAAACTACTTGTCTTGTTTAATACCAAATGTCATTACGAAATATGAAACGGCATATCCAAGTACAAATGCCCCAATAGATAAAAGAATTACTTCAATCATGATGTTACTCCTTCCGTATCATCTTTACGCCAATGCAAATATGATTTAACATATACCGCTGCATATGCTAATGCAGAAAATATAAATCCATACTGTTCTGTATTGATAGCATAGGCTATCCAAAGTACTTCATTAAATAAAAGAACATACCATCCCCATATGGTTTTGCGACCAACAAAAAAAATTCCTGTAACGCCTATAACTGCCAATATCCATGACCACATCATTTTGTTGAGCCAATCCATAAAGCAGATGCACCACAGATGCAGCCTATTGAAGAGCCCAGGAACTGCTTTGTTTCAATTGTAATCTTTGTTTTGCAGTCTGGTAGTTTACATACATAAATCATCTTATTCATTATGTTCAGGTACCTTTTCATTTTGTCCTCTAGCAATTGCAGCACACACCTTAAAGGCAGCCTTTGTCCTACGACTCTTCATAAAGCCTAGCCCCTGCCATACTGGCACGGTAGCCTCAATGTCCTGAGCAATCTGCTCTCTAATTTCTTTTACTGTTGTAATGATTAGCTCCATTACGTATGCCTTTTGATCTTCGTCAAGATCTTTTGTCCAATTTGTTGTTTCCATGTATCAAGCATACCAGAAAATGGACGGTACTGCAAGTGTGGTATGATGACTATATGTATGAATGCGACCATCAATTAACACCAATAGTATACGGATACATGCATGGACACATGATTAGTCAATTAAACAATCATGAAGTAATGTATGGTGGAATGACAAAGACGTCAAACTCACCAGAATGGTTTTGTATTAAATGCCTTGAAGATGTATACCTTTAGTCAATCCTGTCTAAATCTTCAAGACTATACACCCCGTATAAATTCATCATTTCTTCAGGACTAAACTCTTGGTCAAATGTTTCTTCAGTATCCACCTGTGCACTCATTCCTTGTGTGAAATAATCTAATCTTTGTCATAATTTTGCGGGATGGAGCAGACATATCATCCTTACAAGTTAAACACCTATAAGACCATTCCCCAGTAAAGAAGTCATGAACATAACCTTTAGCATTAGCATACTTCTTAGCTACAAAGGTTTGGAAAGGATCTGGAATATCGTAATGCTTATTCAAAATCTACCTGATACTCAAACATATTTGACTCACCTCTTGCAACTTGAGCAGCCCAGGTAAGTGCATGGTAAACAGCAATCTCAATTTCATCTACAGGAGGCATAAGTCCATCTATCTGGTCCTCAATCTGTCTGGCTATCTCTTCTCTTAGCATCATGTCATCTAGACTCATAGTCTACCAACTAAAATAGAAGCCATCTTCAGACCCCTAACAACACCGTCGTGGTATTCTTGGTTCTTAATTACTTTAGTTGTGTCCCAGATGCGATACGATTCTTTATCTAGCAGTTCTGCTATCTCTTTGTTTGTCATACTTCTATTATACAGTTTTGATAAAGCATTGTCAACTATATTATTTTTCCCAATATGCTATACCATCTTCATCATAATCATCCCAATTCTGACCTGACACATCTGTTTTAAGTTGATCTAGCCAAGCACTGGTATCTAATAAATAATATGTGCCCCACCATTCGTAAGGCTTATTAAGATACTTCCACATTTTTGCGTGGTATTTATAACGAAAACCTAAGTTACTATCTAAAGACTCATCTAAGTCAATAGCTTTAACTAGGTGATTACCAGCATGGCCTCCAAGAAAATTACCAATCCACCTAAGAGGAAGTATCTTGGTTCTCTGGATCTTTGTGCTTTTCATCATGTTCCCATACCACCATTCCATCTTTCCAAGAAGCATTATATCCTAATGCTTTCCAGTCCATCCTTAAAATACTACTCATTCCTTGCGACCTTAGCAGCCATCAAACGCATGCCTAAAGCATTTGTAATGGAATCTTGAATAGGAAGTGCCTCAATAGCTTTTGCTATCTCTTCTCTGATATCTTTTTCATTCATATATCTATCATACCGCACAATCGCCTTTAAGTCAAGTTAAAAAATGGTTTTCAAGTTCGGCGGCGATATAGAGGTATCAAACCACCCCCTGCCCTACACGGGCACTATTGGTTAATATCCTGGTCTTTATGCCATATTAAGAAACACTTAGTACAGGTGATTCCATCTTCACGCATATACCAAGTATGGCTACACTTAATTGACACACCAAACCCTACCATCACTCATTGTCTGATGAGTCTCCCAAAACAAGGGATCTTTGTGGGATAAACCACACTTTGCACATTCGTTCTTAATAATTTCTACTTCTCCAATTTAGCAGGGTATAGAGATATTTACCATACCAAGTCTTATTACAACGTCTAATACCCGCTATCCCATAGTGATCCATAAGAAATAGGGTTAGCTTAGCCTTGTCTTTTGTTCTGATGAATTTGCCACAGTCAATACATGATTCCAGGATATACATAGGCAAAGGTTTGTCATAGTCTACTTTTTTCATATAACCATTATCTCAGACTTTGCACGGTATGTCAAGAAGGACACAATTACCCCTATAGTAAATACACTATATCCCCATATGCCCAGTAGCCTAAGAGCGTGTACCGTTTTTTATTTAGAGCAGATAAGGCAGATAAAAGGTTCGTCATTTGCCTTAATAAAGAGCTTATTACACTTACTACAGGCTACCTTAAAAGGTTCTTCCATGTATGCTTCTAGATTGTCTAGTATTCCCATTACTTACAAACCATACAGTAGTAAGGAGCACGAAGGTTATCCACATGGGTGTAGATGGTTTGAGCACACTTATGGCAGTTGATATGTACCATATCTGGATCTGAAGTAGGGATTGAGAGTTTAAGATTCTTTGTGTAATATACCTTGGTTAGATACCACGTTAATAATATTAGAGTTAATGTTAGCATCATACTATTCTATCACATCAATGTTAACTGGCTGGATATCATCATCCATAGCTCCACAGACAGTACAGGTTACCTGACCATCAAGGTCTAATTCATAGTCGCATCCATACTTTGTACATGTCATTTGAAAAAGTCTATTCCTATATACCATTTAAAAAGATACAAACCTATCTCCCACTCATGTCTGATGGGATATCCCCAGTCATGAACATATATCCCAAGAGAATAATTGGCAGTCATCCTACCATAGTGTAGTTTCATATATCCATCATATCACAAGGTTGTCCACATGTCAAATAGATAGTTATCCACAGGTAAATAGGTGTGGTTTGGTAGAGTTATCCACAGATTTAGAGAAGTTATCCACAGGATAGATCTTACTGATATTTTTTAGATTTAACTTTTATGGAGGAAAGTGGAGTGAAGTGGAGGATTGAGCATTTATACAGATCGCGTCGTAATGTCCACGGCTTTTAAAGGGGCCTGCCAAACCTCACATACCAAACCTTTCTTTCTCCAAACCTTCATTTGGGGCATGCAGTATACCATCCAAACCTCTATTTGTCAAACCATTTCCCTATAAAAAACCTATACAAAATTGCCCAAAATGTCCAATAATTTAATAGAAAGGTTTGATAATATTTAATAATATATCCAAAACCAGGAGAAAAGGTTTGTTATTATATAGGGGTTAATATCTATAGCTTTATCCCTGTCCCGCTGCAGGATTCTTAACAGGATAAGCAGACATCGCTGGCGGGACGGGATCAATAAAGGATATGAATATACATAGTAGTAGCTATACAAACCATACATTCTGGTTTTAAGGTTTGGCTATGAATCTGGAAAATATTTTGATTGCTCGTAATGTCTTTTTAGAAAATAAGGTTTGAAGGTTTGACAAGTAAGGTTTGATATGCTAGAATCTGGAAAAATTTAGAGCTCTCGTAATGTCCATGAATCTGGAAAATTTTTAAGATCCTCGTAATGTCAAAAAATGGGAAAAATTCCGAGCTATCGTAATAAGGTTTGATGGTTTGGCTCGGGACCTCGGGGGCACAACGGCAGGCTTTTGTCAAGCCCACCGCTGCAGCCTTTCTAGAATAGTTTGTATTGGTTGTAGTGATTGTAACGCTCTTGCATTGTGTGTTCTGCTGAATCTGCGATTGTAATTAAACGATTGTAGATTACAGTTGGTACTGACTCTGCAAGATACTGTCCCACTAAGTCAAGGTCAAGGCGAAGGTCTGCCAAGACATTAGATAGTTGTATTGCTACCTTTTCTTCTTTGGTTACTAGTTTTCGTCTCATGGTTCTCCCTCACTTCATTGTATCAAAAATAAGGGGGGAGCGCAACCCACCACAAATTGACACTCCCCCGTTGCAGTATGATTATACTACTGCGTGCTCAGTTAAAACTTGGGGCCCATAGGCATTGACAAAGGCGTCAAATTTTACTGGGACATTATCAATGACAGTCTGATTAGCAAAGTCAATAACTACGGTTTGCTCCCCTAGGTCATAGTTGTCAGAGTTGATTGAATAGATTCCAAATCCCGTTTCATCCAGGATGTTATGCTGCAGCAGATAACTAATTATCATACGTGTGCCATATGAAGAATCAGTAATCCGTGGACGTGCATGGACCAAAGCTTCTGCCAGGTCAGGCTGCCAGGAATCTTGTCCCCAGTGACTGTATAGTACAACGTTTGATGTGGTACCGTCTTTAAATACAAAATTAATACGTGCTCCCATTATGGTAGTAACTCCTCAACTTCAATAGTAGTAATTTCTAGCGGGTATGAGTCAACTTCAAATCGCTCAATGTCATTAGCAAGTTCAAAGGCATTAAAAATGTCTAGCGCCTCTGCCTCTGTGTCTGCCTCAATAGGTACTTCATAGAATACCTCTTTAGTGGCTATCATGGTGTATAGTGGCATTTGTTTCCTTTTCTTTAGTAGTTAGTTCCATTGTATCAAATAAGGTCATTTGTGTCCAATTCATCTGTACCCTCCAAATTAACGATTAGTTTAGCAATGATATTATGGGCCTCTATGTTCTCTGTCTCAGATCCACCCCACAAAAGCTTTTGAGCCCTGTCTAGGACCCCCAGGATCTCACTCTTCATCATCGTCTGACTCCTTAAAGTCGTCCCTGCAGGAGGTGCACCACTTGCCTTCAGGATGCTCTTTAGGGTTCTCTTCACAGTTCTCACACTCAGTGCCGTCTAGTTGAGTCTCTGCCTGTACCCTGACCCATTCGCAGATCTCTCCTTCGTATACGTCAGCGGTTAGCGTGCTAATGGCTTCATACCATTTTTCATCTACTTCTAGTTCAATAAGATAAGTGGTCTTCATGGTGTTACCTTTCTGTATTCTGGTACCTTGGTCTCCAAGTATACCTTGTGGGTAGGACAAGTTGCAACAGCCTCTAGGTCAGCCTCTCCTAGCCAATTGCAGTTACCACAAATCTCACCGCAGTCTGCTTCTTCGCAGTACTCCATTTGGTTTGTAGCATCACAGTCACGGCATTGGTTATCGTATTCTGATTCACTAATAATCTCACCACGTAAGATTTCTAACTCGCCACCCCAGCCTGTCTCTTCTTCATATGACAAAGTAAATAATAAATCAGGGTACTGAGATGATAGTTTAATTAAAGCACTCATAGGACGAGACCAAGCAGTATTAAAACTATAATACACAACGTGGTTCTCACCGTTGATTGTATCCTGCATAGATGTATCAGAGTACTTATCGTTATCTGAGATAGCCACATCCCACTTAGTGCCCCACTCACGAACATTAAAGTTATACCAGTCTTTGCCCTCAAACTTAAACCAATCTTTCATTGTCTTATCATATGACGGTTGGGCAAGGTACTCTTCCTCAGTGATACCAGCATCTAAATAACTATAGATGTTATGGAATGCAAAGACAGGATTAGGATAAGTAGTCAACTTCTTTTCGTGTTGGTGGGTTTCCATATTCCAATTGTCATGTACCATTTTAAATGGCTTATTCATTTGCTCCATTAGTTTTTTAACAGAGTCAGGACGACCTTCTATAGTCAATCCGTTCATTACCCAGTTTGGCATGGTGGCTTCTTTCTGATTGGCGGTTTAATATAATTTTACAGCAAGTGTATTAGTTTGTCAACTTCATACGGTCAGCAATAGCAAAGGACAGAGCATATGTTAGATTATATACTTCTACAAGGGCGTCTAGTCGTCCTGTTGCTTCTGTACGTACCATAGAGTCCATTGCCTCTCCTGATTCATCTTCTATGTCAGTTGCCTCTTCTAGCCATTGCTCAGCCATTAGCATGAGGTTCTTAAGCTCTCCGTGCAGGATGTCTGTTCCTGATACCCCTGCGTCTACCATACGTTGTAGGTGTGGCTCTAATGTTAGATTATCCATTTATATACTCCAGTAGGTGTTCACAGGTAGCAATTGCTCCCTCGTAATAGGCGTCTGATTCATAGTACTCATCTTCAGTAATAGGAATATCATTGTTAGCGTCTTCAACATCTTGCTCCAATGAAATTTTGTGGATATTTATATACTCTCGTAATGTGTTTAGGTCCATATATTAAGTATAAGGGTTGGTGTTGATTTTGACAAGTCGCTTAGGTGTGATACTCGTCACA